CGCATCAAACTTTCTGTTCCTCTTGCTTTCACTTCTATATCACCTTGAACTTCAGGATCAAAATCAAATTGTTGATTGAAGTTATAGAAAGACTCCCCTAGAGGTTGTAATAAATAATCATCTATATTTTTCACCACAGACTTTATAGCTAGTTGTGCAGCACCCATTAACATGGATATCCCTGCAGCCGTTCTGCCAGTTCCTTGTACTCCTGTCTGTCCGTGGGAATAAGAAGGTATACCTGTAGACTCATCTGACAAGACTCTAGCTTTATCAAACATCATTAGATTTTGTGATGACACATTCGGATATTGTGTCGCAAATAATGCTTGACCTGGTGCTCCACCTTGTCTTCTAAATATCTTTCCAGGATACACTTCTAAATCTTGACCTGGTACTAAGTTAGTCTCATCTATTTCAAAGATAAGATTACCTGACAGAACAGCATTGTCAACTGCCATTCTCATAAACCCATTCATTAATTGTTGGGTATCTACCATATTTTCTGCTAGTCCTACTCCAAAGAAAGAGTAAGGGTTTAACTCATAAGGAGCAGCAAAATAAGGAATCCTAATAGGATTAAAAGGATTAATCGCCAATCGTAAGATCTTGTTGTTACAAACCCAAGCATTGACTTGTACCATGTCAGAATCTTCGTACTCGTTAGGGATATCAAGTCCTGCATCTTCGGCATAAGACTTGTCAACATTTCCCCAAAACTCGTACACTTCGTAGCGATCCACGTTAATATTTGTCGAATCATAATCATCTAAATCATCCTCCCACCATTTTCTGGTATAGTTAGTGCCCATCAATACGCATTCATCAATGGCCTCTTCATCAAACAGAGGGCGATTTTTTAATTCCCTCATATCAGCATGGTTCAACTTGTGACGTTGAATCACATACTCTACCTCATCCATACCATTTGCAGCAGGATCAGGATAGAAATCCCAACAAGAAACGAACTCTATTTTTGGAACTGTTCTCATTGTTGGTGTATAATTAGGATTACCCTCTTCATCTTGTTCCCAAGCAGGGTATTCTTTATCATAAGCAAAAGGTCCTTTTAGTATGCCTGTACCAAATAAAGACATCTCAAATGCAGCAGAACGTAAATGCCTAGAAGCAGAAGACTCCTCTAATTGATCTAATATTTTCTTTTCCATTCTTTTAGCTGCTTCATCTGCAGGAAAATATGTTATAGATGTAGGTGTAAGACCTGGACCTTTCTTTAATTCTAAATCTTTTTTTAATTCTTCTAGTGCACCAAGCTCAAGTTCTTCTTGTTTTGAACCAGGTGGAAATAGACTTGGTGTATCCTCTTCTTCAGGTTCTTCAGGAAACTTAGGATCAAAGTTGACAGATTCTTCAACACCTTCAGGTAAACGAGTAGACTCTACACCTAATGGAAATCTTTGTCCTGCAAATAGTACATCAATAATCTGTCCATATGCTGCAGTAACTTTTGTTTTAGTAATCTTTAAAAAGACTTGGCTTTTTTCTTGCTCAGTAAATTGTGTTTCAGATCCATAGACTCCTCTATAGTTTCTATACGCTGTCATCCATCTTTCTTCTTGTGAGTAACGAGAGTCACTAGCAGAATTAAATTTACTTAAAACAAAACTTGATAATGTATTCTGTTCTGTATCGTCTATGTCTAAACCTATTTCGGTTTCTAATTTTTGTTCTTCATCCATGTTTAATATCCAAATACTTGGTCAGCAGGTTTCCAAGGTTTTTTCCAACTTGTTTCGGAAAAATCGTACAACCCTCTAGGAGTTGGTCTAGACATGATGCCATATCTTAGTGCATCATATCCATGGTCGTAATCTACTTTAGTGTCTACATCTTCAGGGTTAGATTTACTTAAAGGTATCTGTGGAATTTCAGATATAAGTTTAATACAATTCTTAAAAAAGTCAATACCTGATTCTTTAGTTTCTTCATCTACTCTTAATAATCTATGCAATTCATTTTTCCCTGCTACTCTACTTCCTTTAGATCTATCTGAAGGTCTCCATCTACACCCTCTTAATATCATTGTTTCAGCAATCGATGGACCAACTTGTCCTCTGTTATGCCAACATGATGAATCTAATATTCCATACCATATCTTTTCATCAGCTTCATGTTCTATTTGTAATATCATATCAGCCAATTCATCTGCTGTTTTCTTCTTCGTATATAACTCTCTATACACAATTAATTTATTATCTGGTCTTACTGCTACCCATAAACATGCGGACCAACTAGAATACCCATAATCACAAGTCCTAAACTTTCTCCAAGAACTGGGTATCTCATAAGGTTCAACAACGTGGATATCCCTATTAAACTCACTAAATGCTGCACCCTCTGCGATATCCCAAGATCCTTCCAAAAGTTGTTTACGCTGTACTTCTGGAAGAGATAAAAGGTTTGCCTCATATTCACCTGTTCTAGACAGATAAGGATTATCACTAAGTTTAGCAGGTATAAATCTCCTTTTAAATAGAGGCTTATCTTCTAGGTCATGCCCTTTTGGATATCGTAGCACCTCATTATTTTCTATATCCGTTGCCCAAAACGATGTGTTAAAAGGCGCAGGATCAATAAACATTTTCTTAACCCATAAGTGACCTGGACCACCTGGGTTTGTTGTTCCCCTCATATACGTTGGTAGATCAGCATCTACTGTACGAAGACGAGAACGTAGATAGTTCCAAGCATAAGGTGAAGCATATTGTGTCAACTCATCTACACCTATCCAAGTAAACGACTGTCCTTGATATCTCAACACATCTTTGTCTTGTTCAAGATATGTCATCCAAATACGTGCACCAGAGGGAAATGTCCATAATGCTTTTCGTTCACTCCACTTAGCACCAGGAAATACTTGTGGGTATAATTCCTGACTCTTTAATACCAACTCTCTTAGCTCATCATTGGTTCTTCTCAGTATCAAACCACTATGATGTGGATGGTTGCAAAAACGCAACACATCTGCTAATAAGGCATATGACTTACCACCACCTGCTGCACCACCATATAGAACTTCTTTTTCATTTGATGCTAAGAAGTCTGTCTGTGGACCATCATTAGGCTTGAAGACCACGTTCTGTTCATGCTCTTCAGGTATTGTAATATCTTTCTCAGATGCGTCAGCTTCTATTATATTAGCTTGAGACTTGAGCTTTGGCCTTACTATTTTCGTATAGTTCCGCTTCCGCTTGGAGGTCTTCCTGCGTTTCTTCCCTTGCCTGGGTTTTAAGTCGCTGCCATCTGATGTTAGCTGCTTTTCTATTTCTTTCGCTTTCATCTTTTTTCAACATTTTGTAAAGAGCTACGTGAGATATTGATCTCCCACTCTTTGCTGATAACCATTTCGCTACTTCTCGTAGACTTGATCCTTTAGTGTATCCTTTCGCTTGTTCTAATAATTCTTGTTGCTCTGGGATACTTCTTAATAGATCTTTAGACTCTCCAACAAGTTCCCATCCAAATGGAACTGTTGAACCTAGTTTTCTTTTATACTGAATCTCCATCATCATCTTCCTTTTTAGCAGGTAAAATAAATAAACCAGAAGGAGTATTCACTTCTAGTCTTTCTTGTTTAACTACACCTACTCTATCTAACACATCCTTTGCTGCTGTTAGTTTATCTCTATTTCCTAATTCTGTTGGATCATCTATAACGCCTGTAATAGCAATCGCTGCCTTTGGAGCATTCGCTGCTAGATACTCTCTTGAACCTTGCAGGATCTCTTCCTGTAGTCCTGATGTAACATCTCTTACTGTAGTTGAAGGAGCGTATCCTGCAATGTCCATTGCCATTCGATAATCACCTAATGCGTCACCGAATAAAGCATTTAAGAAAGCATTTTGTTTTTCTGTTAATTCTTTTGCCATTTAAAATCCTGTTGAGTATTCTTCTACGAAAGCTGTAACTGTTAAGTCATCTGCTGCACCTGCTGTAGCTGTTAGCAAATCCCCTGTATCAAAATACATTGGTGTATCTGATATAATTAAATAACCATTTGCTGCAACACTATATGCTCCAGTTAGTGCAAAGTATGTTGTTGCTGACGCATCATACCACTCTAGTTTTATTGTGGCTGCACTCGATGCATCAACATTTGCTATCATCACAGAAGTTACTACTGCTCTTGATAGGCTTGGAGTTGTATATATCGTTGTCCTATTGGTTGATGATAAGGCTACTGCTGACGATTTAAACGTAGGTATAGCCATTACTTCTTAATACCAAATAAACATTTCTTACCTTTTGGAGAATCAACTTTCAAAGCTCCCCCTCCTTTTCGGTAGCCAACATGCATTAACTTACTTGTTTCAGTGGCATATTGTTTTGCTTTTCTTTTACCTTGATCAGTATAAGAAAACTTTTTATCTCCAACCATTGGCATGGATATTACTCCTCTACTTCTTGTATAACTTTCTTAGTCTTTGGATCTATTAAGACATGTGGTAATTGTGCCACATTTTGTAGAATAAGATTAAGTATCTTTTCTTCTATTAGATAATACTTAACTGGTTTAAAGGCTTCATTAACATCTTTAGTTCCTGGATCATCCGCAATGTAATGACCACGTTCATTTCTGGCTCTTTCCATGTTATTCAGCTTTTTGTTCTTTAGTCTTAATAGTGATATCTAAGTCTTTACCTTTAGGTGCTGATGCAGTCAAAGATATTTGTGATGCTGCACATCCTGTAAGAGTAAGACCTATAATAGCAATTGTTAGTAATCTTTTCATAATTATCTCCTTTTTGTTGTTCTCTTTCGTTTCTTTGCGAAAGTTCTAACATTGGTAGGTTTTCCTCCAACGCCTTGTGCTTTTGACCTCTTCCTTTTAACAGCACTTTTCCTTTGTGCTGCTGTCATACTTTTAGCTTTTGATCTAGGAACACATTTAGGATATTTTCTTTTACTCTTCTTAGCAGACTTTCTGCCACAAGGTTGAAACTTTCCTTTTTTCTTAGGTGCTCCTATGTCTACCCAGTCTCCTTTAGGACCTCTACCAAACCACGCTGCTAATCCCCCTGTTGGTTTGGCCATTATCTATAACCACCACCACGCTTTTTATATTCTCTAACTAACCATCCATTAGCGTAGGCTGAAGGATAAACTTTAAACTTCTTTTTAGCTGCTGCCTTTACTCGTGCATATAGTGCAGGATTCGTAGGAGTAGCTCCTTTTTTCTTCTTAGTTTTCTTTTTCTTTTTCGCAGCCATATTAACTTCTATGTCGTATAGTTACTTGGTTTTCTATACCTCGATACATACCTGTTCTATAGGATATACCTGTAACACTTTTGTTAGGGGTATAAGGAATACCTCTATATTTCTTTTCAAGACTTCTCTCTATAGGAAACATAGGGTATGTAATTACTTTTTGATTTGTTCTATATATTTTATCCATTAGCATTTCCACCTTCTTCTTGCTTGTCTAATACGAGAGTTCGGATTATTTCTTGTTTTTGCCGAACTCCTCTTGAGTTGTCCTAGTGATCTTGCACAATAAGACTTTCTTCTGTTGGCAGCTTTACTGCCTTTCTTGACTTTGCCTGTTACAGCAGTCTTCAATTTAGAGCCAGGATTCTTCTTGCGGTAGGCTCTTACTCCTTTAGCTGTCATACCTGCACCTTGTTTTGTAGGTCGGTAGTTAGCTCCTTTACCTTTGGTAGTGCGTCTAATAGGTTTCGTTTTTTTCCTAGCCATTTAGTTTCAACCTTTTTGAATACCAATAGATAAACAAAATATTTAAAGGAAGTGTTAGTATGAACACCCCTCCCATGTTACTTAGTAGTGATGCTACACCTAAATATAAACCTATCACCCCTAAGATACACACGCATATGTTGTATATCTCTTTCTCCATTTCCCTATCTAGTTTATGAGGGGTATGACAAACACACCCCTCAATCCAATACTCACAACCGATTTAGCTATCTTCCGAATGGAATTGCTAGATCTCGGATGCTGACTCGAACTCCACAGACGTAAGGCCAACTCATAGAGGGACTATTCAATGTGTGAGTAAAGGAAAACCTAGTCACTGCTCTCATACACTCCTCGCCCTGCTCTGCTTTCTGCATCGAGGGCTCTTTCTACTTCCTCTAAGGTAGGCACATAA